GGAAACTTGGGTTCAAACCGGAACCAGCCGGAAAGGTTCGAGTGTTTGCTATGGTCGATCCATGGACACAGTGGCTCTTTGATCGCCTTCATAAAGCGATCTTTGGGCTACTGGAGCGGATACCACAGGACGGGACTTTCGATCAGGAGCGTCCGATAAGAAATTTGTTTATTTGGAAGGAGGCTGAAGAGAAGAAATTCTCTAAGCCAATCTCCTTATATTCATTTGATCTGTCGGCCGCCACTGATCGTCTTCCTATCGTACTTCAAAAAGTACTACTGTCTCCCTTCTTAACAAGTTGGGGGGCAGAGCTGTGGGGTTGCCTGATGGTCGGTCGGAAGTATCACTGTCCAAAAACCATTAAATTCGGAAAAGGCCCTAAACAGGTCGTTTCTGAACTTGGTTATGTTCAGTATGCAACCGGCCAACCAATGGGTGCGCTCAGTTCATGGGCGATGCTAGCATTTCTCCACCATGCGATCGTTCAGTGGTCTGCCTTTAAGGCAGGTGTGATATCTCCCAAGGAACCATGGTACGCAGGCTACGCCGTCTTGGGAGACGACGTGGTCATAGCGCGCGATTGTGTAGCCAAGGAGTACGCCGGAATAATGGCTTCTCTAGATGTGGGTATTGGGGCACATAAGTCCCTAATATCAACAACGGGCAAGGCATTGGAATTTGCGAAGCGGACATTCCTTAACGGAGTGAATGTTTCAATGGTTCCTTTTGCCGAGTTCGTGGTAGGCCGGTTATCACTAGCCGGTCTTCTGGAGCTGACGCGTAAGTACTCATTATCTTTTGGACAGATGCTATCTGTCTTAGGGTATGGGTACCGCGCGAAGGCTTCAGCATCGAAGAGATTGTTCAGTCTTCCAAAACGACTCCGTAACTATATAATTACGTTCTACGGTCCTGGGGGGCCTGGTTACAGAGGCTTGAAGGGGTGGTTACCCTTGAAATCGGTAACTTCCCTCTACAAGACCTCGGTGACTAGGGTTCATGGTCTCTGTAAGCTATTCTTCGAAAGTGAGGTCAAACTCATTCTCGAATACCTAGACTCTTATTCGGAGCTTATAGCTCTGGCTAAGAGGTTAGGGACGGTCTACAGGGATCGTGAACACTATGGCGTGGCGCCAAGAGGAGCCGATCGACAACCGAAACATGGAGGGATTGAAGCGACTACGCCTGGCGAAGTCGTGGATTCCCTAAACGAGACGGTATATCGAGAGGCTTTTCTTGATTCAGTCATAGCCGCTCGGGACCTACGTACCAAGCTAGAGGAGATCTCACTTGGTCAACCACAACCGGAGAGGATGGTTATGGAGCCGGCGGACGCGCCGGCCGAACAACCGTCTCCGATGGGAGTGGACCTAGACTGGGAAGGCCTTGAGAATCTGTGGACGCAGTTTCGAGAAATCGAAACTGCTTTTGCGTCCTTACCATTCCCAAGAGACATCCAGAAACGGGTATCAGAGGGTAAACCTCCGACATCCGAATCGAAGATGCTCAAGAGATGGTATCGATACTCTAGTACGTTCCGGGCAACTGTTGACCC